TGTGCGGGTCTCCGGGGGTTGTGCTATCCCTACTAGCAGGTTGCGCCGGTAGCTACGTAGTAGCCCGACACGTCGAAGATCACACGCACCGATCCCGTGTGGTTGTACCCTGCGATCAGACCCGAGCCGTCAGGCGTCGGAGGTGTGTCCGTGTAGCCCACGCCGACCGAGAACGTCGTTGTCTCGGTCGGAGCACCTGCGTTGGCTGTCACCTGGTTCGTCGCGGGCACGTCACTGTAGGTGGGCATCCTGCCTGCGGCTGGCCAGAACGTCAGGTACGTGTTCCCCGTCGCTCCCAGATACGTCACGTTCACCTGGACCGCAGTCGCCGTCGTCGGAGCGATCTGCGTTCCGTTCACGTTCAGCATCTCGACAACCGTGAGCTGGTTGGGAGACCACGTCGTGTCGTTCACACGAACTGCCTGCGGCAACGCACAGAACTGCGAAGCCGTAGTGGTGTAGGCGTTCGGAGTGACAGTCGCCGCGGGCTGGTGGTTGGCGGCATACGCCGCTCCACCAGCGAGCAGCATCACGAATGTGATGACTGCCGCAACGAACGTGTAGAGCTTCTTCTTCACCTGTTCTCCTTCTTTTCCCCGGAGCTGGTTGCCTCGGGAGTCTTGTATAGGAAGCCCGTGAAGCGTTCACCCTTGAGCCAGATGCTGACCAGGCGCTTGTCCAGATGTCCAGCGCTCTTGATTAGCCTTCCGGCGTGAACTTCGTACTCGGGGTTATCCTCGTGGTCCCGTACGATTTCGTCGTACTCCATGTAGCCACTGAACGTAGGCCACTGGTTTACTTCAGAAGATTCAGCCATCGTCGATCTCCCATCGTGAAAGTCATATGCTGCAACAGATGCCTGCACGCATCCATCGCATGCCGAAAGTCTGGTGCGTAGAGGTTCAGCTTCTTCAGCTTGTCGTCCGTCCAGAAGGATCCACCTTCCTTCTTCGAAGTCACCTGAGAAGCGGTCTCCCAGAATACCCACTGCCTGCCGGAGAAGCACGGAGTGTCGCTTACATCCTGCTCGAACATCTTCACCACGCCGACGAGCTCGCACGCGACAAGCTCTTTGTCCATTCCGCGGTTCTGGAATGACTCACACACCACACGGGTGTTATGTGTCAGTGAGCGCTGAAGAAAGTCGTACAGCTCTTTGTAGTGAGGCTCAGGACCTATCTGTCCCAGTAGAATCGCTGCAGGCAGAGGGAAGCGGCTGTCGATCCATTCCAGCTGGCCGTACGGGTTGATGAGTACTTCCTGCCTGAACTGCGCCCAACCTGTCGTTCCGCCGGGATCGAGTGCGATGACCTGGAACTCGCCTGACCTAATCCCGCTGATGTCCATGCTTCGCCTCCATCGCACGCTTGGCGAGATCCTCGAGTGGCTCTTGCGTCTTGTCGCCTAGGAGAAGCGCAGCGATCCTGTCGAAGCGGCTGAACACCTTCGCGGTGGAGATGTCGATCGCTCGCTTGGTTGCCTTCTCCAGCCCTTCAACCTGTGTCGTGACTTGACGTTCGAAGACCTGGCTGATTTCGTTGTCGATGAACTCCTTTGCCTCCTTCATCGTAGCGCGTAGGTCTTTGATAGCTTCGTGCGCCTTACGCGTGGCAGCTTCCAGTGCTGCGATCTCCTCCTCAGGCGTCAACTTCGGTCCAGGTGGCCAGTCCGAAGCGAAGGTGCGTATGTAGAAGCGTTCGAAGGATGTCGTCGGCGTTATCTATGCCGAGCAGCGAGTCGTGGTCACGTCCACGCATTGAGCCGTTGAACATGTCGTCTAACGTGATGACGCGCTGTGCAACGGTGCCACGCAGGCTGAAGAAGTCAAGTATCCACTTGCGCCTACTAGGATCGAGTACCAGTAGAAAGCGGTTCTCCGGATCCTCCATCATCTTCATATGTCCCACCTCTGTTCTGCTCGCCAGGAATCCATGTCCTGGAAGTATGCCGTTCGACGTCCGTGATCCCACGTTAGCGTTCGTAGTGCGAACTCGTGCCCACGGATGGTGATTATCTCACCAATCCTCCCTTCCAGCACAGGAGGCTTCTTTCTCCAGGGGAGTTTCATAGCATTCCTTTCTGACAAGATAGTCCGTGTGGGGTTTGCTACTGAAGTCCTCGAGTCTACGTGAGTCTAACGTTGGAAGGATCATGCCCGTAGTAAAGCTACGAGATCACGGGCTAACTTGCTGCAGACCTAGCAAAGACTCTGGTCTACACTAAGTCTACTAGCGCTTGGTCCTCTGAGCTTTAGCTCGCTGTTCCCCAGGTGTATTTCTGTAGTCCTTCGGTTGGTATGCCCCTTGCGCTTGCGGTAGGACCGGAATCTGTTCGAGCTCGTCAGCAATCGAGCGATCCGCATTGAGCTGGTGTTCGATGTCGTCGATCTGTGCCTGGAGGTCATCGCGCTTGGCGATCAGTACTGCCAATTGTGCTCTTAGCGACTTCTGCTGAGGGTTCGTCATCACGATGTTGTCGGGATCGAGATTCGTTCGATCGTTGTCCTTGAACTTGACGCGCTCACCCTTCTCCAGCTTGCGGCCTAGCTTCTGCTCCATGATTAGACGGTGGGTGAGATGAAACTTGCCGTCCTTCTTGGTGTAGTGGTATCCATTCTGCGAAACGTACCAGGAACCCTCCTTCTTGACGCCGTTCTCGTCGGTGTCCAGTTCGTCCCGCATTTCTTCAGCGGTACTCATCGTCCTCCTCTTCGTCTTCGTATTCTACTTCGAATCCATCTTCGTCTTCCTCGACGTCGAATGGATTGTACCTCTCGACGAAGCGAACTTGGCGCTCTTCGTCGCCGTAGTCGAAGTTTGGGTGGAATTGTTGAGTCATACTGGGATCTCCCACTTCTTCAAGTCCCCCCAGGACTCGCCGACCTTCATGTCTACTTCGAACGGAACATAATTCGTCCATTGCGCACCTGACGCCACCATTGCGTCGCGAATAAGCGTTGCACCTTCCACGAGGTTCTCCTCCGGGAATTCGCCCGTGAGAGCGTCGTGAATAGTGAGGCGCAAATGTCCAATGCCTTTGAGTCGCGGACGTACGTCAATAAGCGCACGCAAACAGATGTCCGAGGCTGTTGATTGGGGTTCGAACGAGAGCGCTTCATTGAGGACGTCCTTCTTGTTCTCCTTCGTAATCAACGTGAAGCGGCGATGGCGACCAAAGGTTGTAACAAGATCCCTTCCGGCAAGTACCTTCCGCTGAACACGATTCTGCCAATCAACAATTCCTGGGATGAGCTTCTTGAAGGCAGCCACATCCCTTTCAGCTTCGCGAACCGACCATCCGTACTCCATGGCGATGGAATACGGATCACGGCCATATCCGAGTCCGTAGAAGTAGGCTTTGACTCGTACACGTTCATCCTCACTCAGGTGATCGACGTGATAGAGCTTGGTGCCCAGCTCGGTAAACAGGTCGCGATGGGGATCGATGAAGATACTTCGCAGGTATTCATCCTGTGCCAGCGTCGTCATGACGCGACCTTCAGCTTGCTTGTAGTCTACCTGAACCAGAAGGTTCCCATCCCGTGACACTCGGAACTGTCGTTTGATTCTCTCATCACGGACAATATTCTGAAGGTTGGGATTTCGACTTGCGAGCCTGCCTGAAGTTGAACCATGTAGCAGATAGGTTGTGAAGACGCGTCCCTTATAGACACGCTTACGTAGTCCCTTGACGTACGTACCGTGACGCTTAGCTTCCCGTCGGTGCTTGAGAAGTTCTGTGACAAATCGTCCAAGTCGACTATCTGGATCGAGTTGGGGGAGGACCGCTGCGAGGGTGTCCTTCGAAGTATCCTTGATACGAAGGCCGTTATCCTGGAAGAAAGCTTGGAGCTGCTTGGGAGACCTCGGATTGATACCACCTCGCTTGTCGTAGTCTTTGTCAACAACACCGTCGAGTAGCTCTTCGAGCTGGCCGAGAATATACACGTAGTGGGCATCTAGCTCGGCATTGTGCTTCAGGTCGAACTTGATCCCGTTCAGCTCCAGGAACATCAGTTCATTGGAAGCCGCAACGAGAAAATCGTGAAGTTTTCGAAGCCCAAGCCTTTCCAGTTCTGATTCGTAAATGTCATGGAGCTCCCAAGTGCAGTCAACATCGTACGCATTGTATCGATAGAGGATCGGCCTTGGGATGGCTGCGTAGTTCTTTCCGGGGCCCAAGTACTGATCCAGTTCTCGATCGTACTGAGGAGCTCCAAGTACTTCGACGGCGAGGTACTTGAGACGGTGATTTCCTGGGCGTTCGTCGATACAGTAATGCGCAAGCATCGTATCGAACCAGAGTCGGAGCTTACCGAGCACTGGATATAGTCCTGAGAGATCGAACTTACCATTGTGTGCGATCAGCTTCTTTCGCCGGAAGAGCTCTGCAATGGCTTCGTATACGCGTTCAGTCAGACTGTTCTCTCCGAAGATGACAGCCTTCTTCTTCGCGTACTGTACGCCGATGCAGAGCATCTGGAAGTTGTTGGGGTGGTCGAACGAGACGTCCTTCTCGATTCCACACTCGATGTCAACGACGAGCTTGTCGCTTAGTCCGTGGAGTTGCGCAATGGCCTGAAGCGCACGGTCTTCATCGTCGACAACGACAAATTCCGGCGGTATCCATTCTGGCTGATTCCGAACGAGCTTTCCGGCGTCGTTGATGAGGGATGGAAAATAATCGCCAGACCGTAGGCATGCAGCAGGATGAAACGTAGCAACGAGCTTCTTGCCGTTCCAATCACGCGGTGGACCAACCCGGAGGGAAGTGATCCCTTGCGTTGTGCGTAGGATCGATTTGGCTGCGATGTTGCCCAGCGCGAGGACTTCGTCCGCTTCTTCGAGATCCGCGAGGAGGCGCGGGCGACAAGCTTCGACCGCAGCCGCAGGAGGTGTAGCATTGTCGAGGGGTCGACATAGCGACGCGTTGGTGACGATCGCACTTTGTCGATCAAGTCCGTAATGGTCAAGTACTCTATTGAGGAGCCGACCAGACGGTCCAATGAATGGCTTACCGGCGTACGCTTCGGCGATCCCTGGCGCCTCACCAACAATTGCGAGGCGATGAGACCCGTCAGGTGTACTTGTTGGGCGCTGTGTCGGTACATATGCACCTTCCTCGTATAGCGGGCATGACTCGCAGTTCGCGCGAGGGTCTTTCCGTCTTACTGAGTGCGTAGCCAATCAGGATCACCCTTTGCGCGTGCAAGAACCATCTGCAGGTAGTGTAGCGCCTTCTCGAGGTCTTCGACGCCGTTCTTACCCTTGCAGCGCAAGAGGTACTTCAGTGCGTTACCTTCGAAGAAGTCCAGATCGTATTCGACGATGATGTCGATCGGTTGGATCTCGTGGCTGTTGTAGTGTGTGCCACCGACCTGCTTGCGCTTCGCGAGGTCGTCGAGGTTCTCTTCGATCGCCTTCTTGTACTGCTCCGAGGCTTCCTTCGCAAACGGTACAGTGCCGGAAACGCCCGGTGGCATGAGCATGATCGAGTCTGTACTACCATTTCCCCGATCACGAAGAATATACTCCTGGCCAGGCTCCATCAGCTGGAACTCCGGAGGGTTCACTTCGTCCATTCCTGCATCACCTCCAGGTTGTGCTTCAGCTGAACAATTCCGAAGTGGAAAGCTTCGAGAGAAAAGTACTCGCCGGGGCGCGAGATATTATCGAAGTGGTCGATGAACTTGCCACAGTTGGCGTAGTTGTACGGAGCCGATGTATCCACTCCTCGAACTTCCAGTTCAGTGTACACCTCGCGAAAGCGAGATAGTTCGCGGATGCGACGTGGGTTTGTCCCGAGTAGATGGAGCGCAAAGCGACTACCAAAGCCTTCTCGAATGTGTCGAACAACGCCGACTCGAGCATCGGGCTCACCCAGTGAGTCGCACAGGATTCGGGGGATCCCAAGGGTGGTAATCCAATCGAGGCGACTATAAAAGTCGACGATCGAACAGACATCTGACCACGTCTGGCCCTGAACAACTCCCATGAACCCAAACTGGGTGAGGTCACGCTCGTGCCCCTTCAGGTACTTGCCGAAGTCCTCTACCTCTCGCATCGTTCCCAGGGTATCGCCGAGAACGTCTGCTACGACGATCTCGTTTACCATCAGATCGAAGGCGATGCCTAGGAGACTGTCGTAGTCAGGCATTAGACCTTCTGCAGCACCGTTGTCCAGAATGACGAAGTCGCCACGCTTACGAGCTGACCTGTAGGCCTCCGCATAGCGTTCGTCGGCGATGTTCGGAAGCACGAGCTGGTAGTCGGTCCTGAAGATGTCATCGATCAGGCTAACGGGAGGAATCAGTGCGAGCCTCATTGCCGAACCTTCTCTCGTTGATCGCGCGCTTCTTGTAGTACTCCTCGATCAGGTTGAGTCCGATCAGATCGAATGTTGCGAGCATGTAGGTGAAGGCGTCGATAACCTCTTCTGCGAACTTACCTCGGACGTCGTCGAGCCAGGTCATGTCGCCACGCTCGATCTTCTTGGCGATGTTAACCGCCTCGCCTGCCTCAGCTTGCATACAGGCAGCCATGAAGAAGACATTCTTGGCTGTATCCGGAAACCAGCGCTTGCTGTCCTTGCCAGCCTCTTCCTGCATGTACTGGACTTGTCCCATCAGCTGTGCTCTCTGGAACTTGCCGAGTGGGTGGTTGATCAGGTTAGCCACTGTAGGAATTCCACCTTTGCTGTGCGAGTGTGATCGGCGAACACTCCGGTCATCTTTGCCGTCGTGGTGAGAACTCCTGGCTGCTGTACACCACGCATCGCCATGCACAGATGCTCTGCCTTCAGGACGATCGCTACACCTTGCGGATCGAGTACCTGCTCGAGGTATTCAGCGATCGTACCGGTGAGCTCTTCCTGTACGTGGAAGCCCTTCGCAAGCATCTTCACGGTTCGAACGATCTTGCTCAGGCCGGCGATCTTCTTGCCTGGTACGTAGCCAACCCATGCATTGCCGTAGAATGGAATGATGTGGTGAGCGCAGAGCGTGTAGAACGGAATCGGACCGAGCGTCACCATCTCATCCGACGTTGCGTCGAACGTGGTGAACTTGAACGATTCGCGAGTCGTCAGTTCGCGCAGCATCGAAACGAAGCGTCCCGGAGTATCAGCCGTGTGGGGTTCGTTCGTGTCTAGGCCGAGGCTGCGCAACAACGCTGTAGCGGCTTCGAGCTCCTCGGTGTTGTCGCGCGGTATGCGAAAGTTGTTGAAGTTCTCGATGAGAGGAACAGGCACACTGAAGAGTTCAGGAATGTCGTTGCTCACGTAACCCCTCCTTGGATCGTTCCAGATTTCCTGGTCGGTCATTTCCTCGTACTCTGGAGGCTTCAGGTTGGGGTGTCGCTGGTAGAAACTAGGACCCTGTCCGTACACTGGACCATGATGTGGTCCTCCGGGTACGAGTGATGCCATCAGACCCGCCTTCCTGTGAAGGGGATGTGCAGGTTACGCTTGAAGAGCCAGACGTATAGTCCTGGCTTGGTGAAGCCCTTGTCTGCCCAGAAGAACTTGAGTCCGCGTCGCGGTCCTACTCGCTGCATCGGAGACATTGCCATCAAACACCTCGCATACTGTCGAACATGAGGATCTGCTGACGCAACGTCAGGTTCCATCCTCGTCGGAGTACTTCGTCGCGGAAGTGACGTGCGTTCCACATTACGTCACCCTTGGTGATACCCTCGGGCATGATCCAGATGTTCTCTTGCTCGATTCCACAATGTGACACGATGTCCTGCACCTGCTGGAAGTCATCCGCTGTCTTGCAGACGAACTTGAAGTCGGCACCGATATCCGCGAACTTACGAAGTACGACTGGATGATATCGTCTTCCGTATTCGTTCATGGAATGTGCCAGCTTCGGGCTCACGTTCCACTGCATCGTCTGTGGAAGAACTGTATAGGCGAGACTGTCAGGCGGTGCGATCGTCCCTGCAGTTTCGATCTCGTAGTCGAAGAAGTTACGCTTCGCGAGTTCGAAGAGTAGCTCCGGAAGTACATTACGTTGCAGTAACGGCTCGCCACCAGAGATGACGACGCGTGCAGTATGAGGTACCAGGTCGGCTACCCTGTTCGCAACTACCTCAGGCGTGATTCGGTGGATCTCGATCTTGGGATCGTAAGCGGTACGATCACGATGCAGTTGCGCCTTACGGTCGTCGTAGAAGACGGCGTAGGGCGTATCGCACCACACGCATGCGAGGTTACACGTCGCGAGCCGAACGAAGGCTGCGAGCTGTCCTCCGTGTCTTCCCTCCCCTTGCCAGGTCGGACCGAAGATTTCATTGACTAGCAGTTCAGAAGCCAACTTCCGCTCCGTTCGTATTCGTCTCCTGCACGTTGACGCGTATGTGGAGGGGGTTGAATGTTCTCTGTGCCCAACCGGAGATCCACGATGCGATGTTCTCGATCGTCGGATCGTTCTTGAAGGTAACCAGGCCTGGGTAGAATGCTTGGAGTGTCTCCTCCTTTTCTGCGCGTGACATCGTGAAGGCGTTGTCACCATGTACTACGCTTGCCCAATACTGAAACATTTTGAACAGCAATGGATCTTCTTCATTCATGAGGAGGTGGTGGTCGTACACGGTATCGATGTAGGCACGAAACTGCTTCTTGATCGTTCCGAAGTCGAGACCACCCATGATGCCGTTGTCGTCAACTGGACCCATCAGCCACAGTTGGATCTGTAGGCTGTGTCCGTGAATCTGCTGACACTTCCCCGGAAGCTGACTCAGGCGATGAGCTATCTCCGCGTTGTGCCTCACGTACAGCTTCACCTGCGTCATCGATTTCCTCCACTGCGATGCGTACGAGGTCGGACATGATGTCTTCTTCGCGAAGAAGTCTGAGATCGGATCGAATAAACTCTTCGGTAGTAATCTCGACCATGCCGCCAAGACGCTGAACGAGGATCGCGATCACACGCGTTGCGGACATGAGGTCACGTGCGAGTTCGCGACTCACCGCGTTGGCCTGCTTCATCGCGTCCGCAGGGTAGGAAAGTTCGTCAGGCATTGACGTACTCCGTCGGGTCGATTCCATTCCCTGCATCACGAAGAGCCTCACGTCGTTCGACGCACGTGCCGCAAACGCCACAGTGCTTCTCCCCACCCTTGTAGCAGCTCCAGGTCTTCGCCCACGGAACCTTGAGCTCGTTGCCGATGTTGGCGATCTGCGTCTTGGAGATCATCAACCATGGCGCCAGTATCTGGAAGTCGGGATGGATGAAACCTTCGTTGGCGATCTTGAGCGTCTGCTCCAGGTGGAAGATGAACTCAGGTCGACAGTCTGGGTAGATGGCATGGTCGCCAGCGTGGACACCCGTTGCAACTATGTCGGCCTTCGTTGTGACGGCCAACGCGGTCGCGATGGAGATCATCGTCATGTTCCTGTTCGGAACGACGGTTGCCTTCATCGACTCTGCGGTGTAGTGACCTTCCGGAACGTCGATACCACTGTCAGTTAGCGCAGAGTTGGCGAGCCGGCGGTAATCCGCCAGATCGAATACGGTGTGCGGGATGCCCAACTCCATTGTGAGCTCCTGTGCGAACGTGAGTTCCTTGAAGTGCTTCTGTCCGTAGTCGAAGCTGAGTGCAACGCACCCGACGTGCTGCCTGTGTAGGTAGTACAGGAGGGTGGTTGAATCCATTCCACCGCTCAGAATTACAACTGCACTGCTCACGAGAGTACTCCTGCTGCTGTGTAGGAAACGGGTTTCTTTCCGTGCTTGATGATCTCGCCGCGCATCTCGAGAGTATCGAATAGTGTATTCGCTTCTCGCGCATTGAGGTGGTAGGAACGCATTAGGGCCGAACGAGAGATCCCTGGCTGCGTCCTGATCGCTGTGAGGATCTGTTGCATACGAACTTCGTACGCTGTAGTGCCTAGTCCGTTCAGAACTTCATCGACGTACTCCTTCCACTCTTGTGTATACGCAACAGCGGCTAGGATGTGCTCAAACCCCACACGGATATGGTTAGCCTCGTCAGGACTTTGAGAACTTGCCGCTATGAGTGTTGCGATCCGTAGTGCTGACTTGCAGAGTCGGTCGTACGTTGGGGTGAAGATGTCGCGTTGATCTTTCTTCAACGCTGCTTCCATCATGTCATGTTCAAGCTGGTTGTAACGTGCCCACGCTTCAGGTGTCAGCTTCGCTGCAGTTGATTCGGTTGGTCGCATCTGTAGGAATTTCTTGTTCCCTTGCACTACGAAGGTGTTGACCATCTCAGATGCGTAACGGGCACGAAGCTCTCGCATCTCGTCTAGGAGACGATTCCGCTCAGTCGTATCGACTTCTGTCGGAGGTCCCATCGGTTGAATGCGATCTGCGTTACTTTCCGCAGTGATAAATATGAAGCGAGGAATAAAACCACTGCTGACATACTCATGAGTGAGTAGCGAACAAACACGGTTCTTGATGCCACCGGCAAAGAGTATGAGGGTAGGGTCCTTGATCTCGATGGTCTCTTTTCGGAGGACACGCTTCTGTACCTTCCCGTCATACAGCTTAGTCAACGTTTCCGCCATGCCGGCGTAGTAGTCCTTCTTCACCATCTGTTCGAGAAGACCACTGAACTCGTCTCGAAGGAAGATCGAAGGCTGTCCAGGTCGGACCGCGAGACCCCCGAGGAGGCCCTCAATTGATCCATCTGTTGCCAGAAGCGGCTCTGAATCAACTTCAGTAAGTAGATCCATAGCGATGTCCATGGCGGTTGACTTCCGGGTGAGAGTCGTGTCAGCCAACAACATGAACCATACGTTGGGTTTGATCGTACCGAACGAAGTTGGTAGGTATACACGGCCAGCCAGTAGAGCTGAAAGGATGACAAAAGCTCCTGCCTGGTGGTACTGCGTTGCTGCATCTCCAAGAGATGATGCCCAAGCAATATACCGGTCGACGAAAGTATCTTGCGCTCGAGCATTGTATTCCTCCTCTGTCATCAGTCGTGTGGGGTTTGGCTTAGAAGGGGACGCGAGCTTCGCATTTTCTTTGGTCTGGATGAAACCCCTACATACATCCTTCCACAAGAGCGTCTCTGGCTTACCGTCACGTACGTACTTATTGCAGGCAGCCTCTCTCGCAACGAGGAAGGTTTCCTCTCTGGTCAGCCCTGCTTCAAAGCACGACATGATCAGGTTCCAAAGCGCTCTGCTCCAGTCCTCTGTTGGAGGGTCGGAGAAGAGAATATTGACCGTTGTCGACAGGACGTTGTCGTAACGCTCTAGGAGTTCAGCGGCGGTACTGTCAGGGAATGAATCGGGAAAAGGGACATCGTCCTTCTCGAGGTGGTAAAGTGTAGGATACCGATCAAAATCGGCAAGGTCATATGCTCCGGGTATCTCCCATTCGAGTTCAACCACCGGAGTACCTGAATATTTGTGATTCTTGGTTCCGGGTACCCTAAGTAGCTGCGTGAGATCCCAACCTGAAGTGTCGCAACCGTCATCGCGATGGGCGTACGCGATTCTCTTCGAGAGTCGCTCAGCTTCAAAGCCGTCCAGGGATTCACTCAGCCTCCAGTAAGCTTGGTAGCGTGCGGGAGAGCTCTTGACTACGACGTGCGGTCGAACCAGTAGCTTGCTGGGATCGCAGGAGTCAAGGTCTGCCCATGCAACTGCACAACGACTAATCGCATCTTTTGCGCGCTTCCTTCTGTCCAGCAGCTGGGCACAGAAGTACACCTCGTGGGTGTCGCTCATGCTCTGTGCGTACAAAGCTGCTTCCTCGACCTGGTCAGGGTACTTAAAGTATCGCTCGCTCATACCATCGTCGCGCTTAAGCAGCGAGATGCAGAGGTAGCCTGTCTCGGTACCAAAAAGAGAGCGAAAAAATCGTTCCACTACACCCCTTTGGTTTAGTAGTGCAGGTGGCCAGTCCGGAGCATACTAGCAGCCCTCGCTTGTCACAAACCGGCCCTTCTCGGCTGCTCGACCTGCATTTTAGGGGTGGGCGGGGAGTGGGTCCAGTCGCTCTCTGCTGTGAAACCCACAACCGGATTCATGTACTATCCGGACTCGATGGTCTTAGCCACCAGGAGTAGATAGTTCAACTCCGTCTGTACTGCTCCCTCTTACCTGCGACTTGACCCTGTAGGTTCAGCTCAGGCCGATGGCTGCTGCGGCACCTGACCACCCGGCTGGGTGATCGTCGGCTGTGCCGGAGGAGTTGCCTGCGGGAGCGTCGACGGATCGGCGCCACCACCGGTCTGGACCTGCTGCTGCGGTGTACTCGTGAGATTCTGCGTGTCGCTGGCGACCGTGCCGGCGTCCTTCTGCAGATCGCTCACGACCGTGTTGGCAACGTCGGTGGCCTGCTGCTTGACATCACCGACGATGTTGGCTAGGTCCTGCTTGGCCGTCTCGACCGCCTTGCCGCCCGCGACGTCCTCGAACAGCTTGTGCGCCTCGCTGACGAGTCGATCGAGGAGGCTGTGGAACTCCTGTGCGAAATTCATCGTTTCCCTTTCAGTTCTCACCCATCAGGGGAGCAGTGAGGCTTCTCCGGACTGAGGCGACTTGCCTGTGTACTCGGAGAAGCGCTTGACCTCGTTGCGTTCGTCGTACTGGTCGGTCTCGGGCTTGACGATGACCTTCACGTTCACGTCGCGGCCGATGAGGTCCTGACCCTTCGGGACCTTGAACTCGCCGGCGTCCACGTTGTAGCCGAGCGCTGCCATCAGCGAGCTCAGACTGTACAGTGCACCGCTGAACAGCATGATGTTGGTCCAGACCATCGCGTTCTCGTGCGGTCCGTCCTGCACCGTGAGCTCCAGCCACCAGTACGGCTTGCCGGGGTTCTTCGATTCCGGACCGCAGAACTTCACTTCGAGGTCGGTGATCTTGCAGTGGTACTCGCCGCGAGGGATCGGCTTTCGACCTTCCTTGGCCGACGCCTCCTTCTCGGAGAAGTTGACGCGGAGGTCGCCGAGTTCGTCGACTTCATTGCTGAAGTCGTCGGGCATTGCATCTTCGTAATCAGGCATTTGTTTTGTCCTTGTTGATGATTGAGAAGAGTGTGGACATTGTGGGTTCAGGCACGACCATGGGTAGTTTTCCAGTTCGGTCCTTCGCGACGAACTGGTCTGTCGACCCGGTCAGGAGCATCCGGGTTTGTTTGCTGTCGACCTCCTTCACGTACATGTAGCATACGATATCCAGGAAAGCAGTGATCTCCCGTGCCAGCTTGCCTGACAGGCCAGGCATCTTGGTAGTGGCACCTGTCTTCTGATCCTTGTCTTGTTGGGCGAGACAGGTGAACATCGTATGCATCGGTAGGTCCCGAAACAGGCGGATGTACTTCCGCATCTGCTCGAGGTTCTTGCCCCACTCTCGCATCCCGGGAATGTCGGGATCGAGATCAGGTCGCGACTTGACCAGTTCGTACATGACGTTGGTCATGTTGAACTTCTGCATCTCAGAGACCGAGTCGACCACGACGGTGGTGTAACCGTGACTCGCTCCCTTGAGCTCCTCGTAGACCGTTGCGATCTGCTTGAAGTTCGTCACACGAACGGTATCGATGTTGGGGTAGAGGTCGCGAATGGAGAGCGTACCTCCCTCAACGTCGACGAATAGGATCTTCCGGAGCTCGGGGACCTCGTCAGCACTCCCGAGCAGGCGCGTCTTCCCGACTCCCGATTCTCCGTACACCATGAAGTTCAGCCAGCTCGCTGCCTCCTTCGCCTTCACTAGCGGGATGCCCGCAAACATCTTCGCTGGCGTTAGTGTCAGATCCGCCATATTTCTCGAACCTCTCCTGGTGACTGTCCTCTTCTTTAAGTCTGATTATGTCGAGTCCGACGATGTCGAAGCACTGCACATACTTCTTGGCCAAACAACGAGGACAGCGCACTGGAGTAGGATCTGTCACCGGTTTCTCCAGTACCACGAGTTCGCGGTCCACAAGGCTACGATCACGCTACCCATGACTAGGTAGTAGTCGATCATCGCGGGTCACCACTCCCGCCCCACCAGGTGTCGTCACCGAAGTCATCGCGCCAGCGATCGTCATCAGTAGGATCTGTCATCCGATCGACTTCCGATCCGTGCTCAGTGGTTCCTTCTCCCAGTAGTGGTACTCACGCTTGTCGAACAGCGTTGCCAACGTGTACGCGACGTCTCCTGCGGAATTGGTCTCCAAGCACGGCTGCCTGAAGGCACAGTTCTTGCAGTTGAAGCGACCGGGGTTGGGGTAGATCAGAAGATGCGGACTCGTCATGTCGCAAGCTTCTTTCCAGATGTCGCTGCCGACCTGGTCGAGCTGTGCTGCATTCCGATAGACCGGGAACCTGTGGAAGAAGTGCTCGTCACGTTCACGAAGGTAGTCGATGAACTCCTTGTACAGGCCCTCTGCGTAAGCCTGCGGATCGAGCTCCTTGACGGTACGCTCGTACACTTCTACGGTAGTATCCTGCTGCTTGTTGACGCTGAACATACGTCCGAGTCGAGGTCGAGCGTTGGGCTCTGGCTCCATGGGAGTCGCCTTCTTCAACTCGTGGTAGAGGAAGCCAGCGATCCGGTAGCCGAGAAGACGGAGTGCCCAGCAGTAGCGACTGATTTGATCGTCCAGAAGCATGAACTCTTCCTGGTCGACCGAGAGGATAGTCGCTGTCTTCCAGTCGACGATCCAGACCCTGCCGTCTGGACCTTCCATGATACAGTCGATGCGACCACCGTAGGTGACCGGTAGCCCTTTCCATTGACTGCGAGGTTGGTGATCGTAGTCTTGTCCTACGTGGAACCTGACGAAACGATCCCAGCAGTTATCACACGTACACCAGAGAATGTCTGAGGGGTGCTTCTCGCTCAGGATCGCAGTGTACGATTCGCGCGACTGTTCGGTCTCGTAGTTGATGATCGGGACTTCGAAGGCAACCTCGACTAGTAGTGGTCGCATGCCTGCATCGATATCCTTGCGTCGACCGTTCTGGACGCAGTACTCGATCATGCGCTTGCCGAGATCGATACGTTCGAGGTAGTCTTCTCGTACTACCGGATCCGCCGTACCGAAGGCCTCTTCGTACTTGTGGAACTGCTCCTGGCAAACCTTGACGAAAGCCACCTGTGCAATTGCAATAACAACTTTTTCCTCCTTGCTCCACAACATCGGGTCGTAGAGGATTTCCATTGCCTTGTGGAAGGCGACACCGAACTCGAGTGGCTTCGCTGTGACCTTCGGGTAGTAGAGTTCGTTCGTGAGCCAGTTCCAGCGGCGACGACACCCTCGGAACGACTTGGACCCCGAGGTGTGTATCGAGTGCGTTAGTTTCGCCTCGATGTAGTCGTTGACTGTAGCTAGCACGAGCACCTCCTTCTATATAAGTATATATGATTCAATCTAGAAACTCAAGTGGAACTTTTTTGCTCCGGAGGAAAGAGGTCGTCGATCGTCGCATCGAAAATCTGTCCCTGAAGCGAGCGATATCCGATGCCCTCCTCGTAACGCATCCGAGCGACGGCGTCTTCCAGCTTGGGGATGTTCATCTTCTTGTCGTACTTCTTCTGCAACTTGCGGAGTTTGATGATGAGCGGACGCTCTTCGAACCACTCGTCGAGATCCTGCTCCAGGAGTCGCTCCGCGATGTTGTCGAGGGCATCCTGCGCCATCTCGCCACCGTCGTGAGTCCCTGCAACATGTGCCCAGTACAGGTCGGTTGCATTCTTCAGCATCCGCTTCTTCCGTTCCAGGAAGCGGATGAGATTGGCGATGTGTCCTGGCGCCATATCCTTCAGCTTGACCGGCTTGGTCGCACCGTATGGAAGCCAGACTTCATCCTGTTCCAGGATGCTGATCTTGATCGTTGTGTTCACTTGAAGAAGTCCTTGATCACTCGCCGGGTACGACCGGCGCCTCGTATGTAGCCGCGCCAGTAACCGAGGCCGAAAATGATCAGGCCTGCGATGAGGTATTGGTCTTGCATTCCCTCTCCTTGATCCTTCGTAGCTGCTTGTTGGTGCGCGCCTCTTCCAGCACGTCGCCGTAGATACCACGGTGAATGAGGTGCGAATAGCAGAATATACCGTCGTCAACCCACGACTTCTTGAGCGCCTTGAATTCCCAGTAGGCAGGGTTCTTGCAGCGATACTTGTCGCTGATCGAAGGGTCGTAGTTCTTCATGTCGGAGTAGATCGCCTTCAGCGGTCGACCTGCTCTGTGTGCGTCACACTGTCGGGGTGCCTTGAGGTGCTTCACCCAAGGGATCTTCTCCACCAGCTCCGTGTTTTTCGACATAGCCTGGGTGCTCCTTGTGTCCTGGTCCTCTGTTCTCTGGTGCCTCTTCTGAGATGGGTAGTAGGTTCGTTCCGAGCGCTGCGTACCACGTATCGCCGTGTGCCCATTGCCTACTGGGCTTCTTGCACTGCGAGCACACCCACCAGCCGAACTTCTTCCCGCGAGTCCACCCGCGATGCTTGATTGCAGTGCACTGGCAGAATTGCGTCGGCTTCTTGAACACCGCACGGAGGGTCGCCCACACCTCAGCTGATTCATAGTCGACGTACTCGCTGCCCAGAAAGTTCTTCTGGAGGAACTCGTCTGCCTTCTTGTCGTCGTCGAACGCGAGCAGTACGTACTTGGCCATTAGCGATGCCACTCCCTGAATGCTGCAGTGATCTTCATCGCCTCGGGCATGTCGCTGTCGCCTGGCCAGAACTCGTCCAGCCACGCTACGTAATCCTTCTCGAACCAGTGCTCCACGGCTTCCTGGAGACGAGGCGCACTGTACGGCATGCCTGTCGGAGGCTTCGGTATGGGGAACGTCAAGCTCGCGACATCGACTTCGATGTCGAACTCAAGCTTGACTCGGACGATTCCTTTCAAGGATCTCACCCTTCATACTCGGGTCGACGCGCAGGATGTTTGGCTGCACGTCTGAACGATGCTGACAGTCACAGAACGTCGTGTGGTTGTGCTCCGCCGGAGAGAGGAGTACCAGCGTGTACGGTTCTCCCGGCGACGTGAGCGCGTGGTCGAGTTGGTACTGTGCCTCCTTGCAGCCCGCTTCTGCGTGTGCCTCGAGGCCGAACTGTTCTGCATCTGCTGCGCTACGGCATGCCTTGCAAATCACAAACCCCACACGCCTTTCATTTGCTCTTCATAATTCAATTATATAGCGGCCATCGCTGGGAAAGCTAGGCGTTCAGTTTCCTTGCGAACTGACCATTGGATTGTGCACAGGCGTGAACAACGCATCTGCAACGAATGCCCCTATGCCGATCGTGATCAGTAGCGTGACTACGATCGGGAGCTTCCTGCTCTTCCGGATACGTATGCGCTGCGTGTCCTCGACGTTGTGAAAGTCGTCCCACCAGGACTCACTCATCGTATTCCCCAAAACCATGCGATCCCCAACGTGACGACGATGCAGAAGCTGATCCACGCTACCGCTTGCCAAGGCTTCATGGCTTCCTCCTGAACCAGGATCGAATCTTGCGCCAGTGGATGACAACGCTCCAGAAGTCACTCATCGGTTCCTCCTTTGAAGTCCGAACAGGAGTAGTACGTAGACGACGAGAAGTACTTCGACTGCAGTCGTACTCATGCTTCCCCCAACAGCTGCTTGATGAAGGTCCATTTCAGGTCGATGGCCTGGAGACGTCCGCGGTCGACTGTGTCGTTGGCTACGATGTCGACGATTTGGACGGCGTTTTTCTGGCCAATCCGATGGATACGGTCTTCCGCCTGACGGTTTTTCGTAGGCGACCAGTCACGATCAGTGAATAGCATAGTACGTGCTCGGGTGAGAGTAATTCCTTCACCACCTGAACGGATGGTACCCACGAATACCTTTCGCTTACCGGCTTGAAACTCGTCGACGATACGATCGCGATCGACCTTCGTTGTGTCTCCAGTGTAGCAACCGTACGAGATTTTCGCCGCGGTGAGCCGTCGTGAGAGGAGGTTGGCGACTTGTTTGAATTGCGAAAATACAACGAAACTTTCATGCGGATTGTCCTCGATGAGTTGCATCACGACGTCGAGCTTGGACGAAGGTTCAACCATCTTGTAGATCACACCAGGAGCGTACTCGAACCCCTCACGCGGGAGACGTCCATCAGGGTGTGCGTGTGGGGTTTGATTGTGCTCGAGGAGCCACTTTAGCCGTCCCTCAGGCATCCGTACTTGCTTCCAGCCCTCTTCCACGTCCATGTGTGTCAGAGCGAACTGCTGCAAGCGCATCAACCGTGCGATCGCGACAGGCGCTGCGACTGGCTTGTCCTCGTTCTCGCCGACCCACGCGAGCATGTCCTTCTTCATCTGCTCGTACGCTCGACGCTGCTGTGCCTGAAGGGTCACGTGGATCTCGGAGTAGGTCTTGTCCGGAAGGTCCGTGAGGACCTCTTCCTTCTGTCGGCGTACGTAGAAGGGTCGGATGTCCTCGTGCAGCTTCTGTACGTTGCGCACGCCCTTGATGATACGGTAGCCACCCTTGGGGTGCGTATCCCATTCGACGTGGTCGTTGTAGAAGCGCCAGTACGAAGTGAACTTCTTCGGGTAGAGCCAGTTCAGGATCGACCAGATGTCGTGTGGCTTGTCATCCGCCGGTGTGCCCGTCGAGGCAAGTTTGTTCTCTGCGTGAATCCGCTTGAGCGCCTGTGTCATCTGAGCCTTGCGGTTCTTTGCGTGGTGCGCTTCGTCGGCGATCACGTGGAACCACAGATGCTTATTCAGCTGCGGCATGAGGCGAAGCGCGTCCCAGTGTACGATGTACACGTGCGCTGGCTTCTTTAGCATTGCGCCGCGGTTCTTCGGGTCGATCGCAGAGACGATCAGCGAAGGGTTCCACTCTGCGAAGTGACGAACCCACACGTCGATTACTGAGAGCGGTGCGATAACGAGAGTCTTGGCCCGATTGGGAAACTCGAGCTTACCTCGCTTTACCTTGTCGATCAGGATTGCTTCGACTGTCTTTCCCAGGCCCATGTCGTCCGCGAGTAGGCCATTCGTCTGGCGTGAGAGCATCTTGATCGCTGGGATCTGAAACTCGTACGGAGTGAGCCCGCTTGTCGATGTTAACTGCGACTTCGAAATATCGGATGTTTTGCCGAGGAAAGACAATGCGATCCCCCCATTCTGGCGAATTCGGGCGGATGATGAGGTCAGCTGGGGTGGAGCGCCAACTGCGGTAGTTGGCGCCACCAATCGTGTACGTCAGCTGCTCACCATCCATGAAGACGATGGTGAGTTCAGCCGACATCTTCGATGGTCCCCTCGACGCTCTCGAAGGGCACCTCGAAGTCGATCTCGTCCTTGTCCATGAAGAACAGTGTACCGGTTTCCTTCAGATCGTCGATGTAGTGCTGTAGCACGTCGCTGCACTCGTCACGTGCTACGATGGTGATCGTCAGCTTTTTGAGGCTAGTCATCGGTCATCAGCCTTTCGATCGTCGCTTCTGCGGTCTCGTACGGGTCGACTTCCTTGGCGAACCACTTGATCTCGTTGGCGAGAACGCTCGCTGCCAGCTCGGGGATGATGAAGCTTCGCCCGAGAACACCGTTCACAGCCGTGAGCCAGTTACTCATCTCCTTGTCCAGCGCCTCCTTCTGAAGGGCGTAGGCCCTCAGCTTCGCCAGGCGCTCTCCCTTCATCCTCTGCAGGTCCTGTGTCATCTCTCTTCCGGTCAAGTATCAGCTCTCCTATGTCGTGCCCGTGAAACGGGCATAGCCAACGTAACTTCGGATCTTTCCCTGTGAAGTCATACGCGACCTTGCAGACCATGTAACCATGGCGCTGCTTGCAGCGTTGACACCAAGGCCCATCTTCCCGCAACTCTGCTCCTGTGAACAGTGTGCTGAAAGATGCGCCCTGGAGACGACGCTTCCGTCTGTATGTCACCTACCGTCAGGCCTCGGATCGATTCGATCGTTGGCGTGCAAGATCACCGAGTGTGCGATCTCGTCGAGGCTATCGGCGTCTGCCTGAACCGTCCTCTTGTTCTTGATGAACTCATCGAAGCGTTGCTTCGCTTCGATCCAGTTCTGGTGTGCTACCTTGACGTTGCTGGCGAGGTCGAACTCCTCGCAGTACGCAGGTCCGTCTTCGTCGTAGTACCTACACTCGCACCCGAAGCTGTTCTCGTCGAGATGCTGTACCCAGTCGGGATCGACGCTGAAGAACACTGCCACTCGTTCTACGAAGCTCGAGGTGTTCATGGTAGCAGGTGCCCCCACTCCTCGAATATCTTGTCCATGTGCTTCCGGTGCTCCTGTTCCCTCTCTTCGCGCTTGCGCTCCTTCCTTATGCGTTCGTCGTTGTAGATGAGCCACTTCTGGTAGGAAGTCGAAGACATCCACAGCTTCGCGTAGCCCGGACTGGCATCTGCCGTGACTGCGAAGCTGGAGCCGTTCGCAGTTCGCTCCGGCATACCGTCGACTCGTGTGTACTCGTCGGTGTCGTTGAACCTGTCGATCAGGTCCTGCAGGTAGATCCGCGGGACGACCATGTTGAACGGAAAGATCGTCGGTAGTACGTGGTCGTAGTTGCTACTCATTTCCTCTCCTAGTGCGTAGGCACTTTGGGCTTGGGCACCGCTTGACCTAGCGCCCAACGTAGTGCGTTCAGCCGCTGTTCGGGTGTCTGCGGAATCGGATCGGTGATCAGTTCCATCTGTTCCCGTAGAGCGTCGAAGAAGTAGTTACCATTCTCCAGGCGCCAGACTGTTAGCTGCAGTGATATATACAGCGGGTGCTTCTGCTGACAGATATACACACCCCACAATCCTGGGATTCCGTGTCTGTGAATCTGTCCTGGGATCAGGTCGGCGACGATCACGTTGTTCTACCTCGCTCTGCCAGTTCGTCAGCCTCGAGCTTCGGCAGGTACTGTTCCAGCTCCGTGATCATGACTTCCAGGCGTGAGCCTATGCTGGAAAGTCCGCGGTAGGTTGCGGCGGTCTCGTACTTCTCGCCGGCGTTCGTCACGTATCCCCAAGCGAGCCCTGCCAGCGTCTGGCTGTGTGCCATCGACGGCAACATCCGCTCGAGCATCTCGTGCGCCAACGCAAGTGAATCAGCTGCGCGGTCGCTACTCATGCCGTACCGCGCTGCTCGTTGGCTGCATCGACCTCGAAGTTCTGTACGTCTTGCAGCATCTGTGCGATGACCTGGCCCATACGCTCGCCTGCACCGGACATCCGGTCACCGTACTTCTCGGCGTACTTGTCGCCGGCTTGCTGAACGTAGTTCCATGCCGAGTCTACTCCTGCACGAACGTGCTCCATCGCGCCAGCGGTATCCTGCAAGATCGATGCTGCATTCCGCAATGCTGCGGCTGCTTCGTCTGCACTACCCATCGTCGTTCTCCTTCTTGGCCTTGAAGATCTTGTCTGCTTCTTCGATCATGATGACTCGGCGACCACACTCACACGCGGTCCACTCGAGGTTGCCTCTGCGCAGGTGGTAGTACACCATCTGCGGGCGAATGCCTCTCAACTTTGCGTAGTCAATCGGCGTCGCCTTGGTTTGCTGCTCCAGACGATCTGCACGTTCGTCTGCTTCTATCTCCGCAAAGAGGTCATCGATGTTCATCTTCCCCGAACATCTCCTCTACTGTGTCCGGGATGTACTGCTTCTGAGGAGGCTGTTGCATCTTCGCGAGAATGCTCTCGATGTTGTCGAGATCACGGTCACACTGTTGCGCTATTGCGCGCTCTTCCTCCAACTTGCTGCCCACGAGGTCGTCCGCACAGGTTGCCCAGTCGTTTCCCGCGAGCAAGAACGCGCGGATGATTGTATCCTGTTCCTCTGGTGTTAGCTCTATCTCCATCTAACCTCCTCTCTCATTATTATATAGCGGGAACTTTGGGCAAAGCAAGGCGTTCTTTGGTCTAGTCTCAAGCGCTTGTCTGCAGCTGAAAAGCAGGCATGAACCCTCGACCGTGTGGGGTTTGTATCGACACTGTCGTGCCCGGCGCATACGAGCCTCACAAGCTAGGAGCTCGATAGGATTCTACAAGCTGTCTCTGAGAGTCTAAGACTAGTCTACTCGCTTTAGCCCCGTAGCCTCGATGCTTTACTAGGGGCAAGATCCTTCACTTGGTAGACTTGTGTAGACTCAAGATTTCCTCTGCGACCTTGGTCGGAGTGTCGTTGGCCAGCGTTGCACCGTTGCGCAACGCTGTTGCGACGTCGGAGAGCGTCTGGACGAGTACCTGTGTGATGTACGGCGGAAGCACTTCATGTGCGATCTTGGAAGCGTCAGTCAGTATCGCGATCGTTTCTGCGGCACTCAGCGTCTCAGTGAGAGCGTTGAACAGGTTGTCCCGCGAATCCTTGAGGATTCTCTCCTGCTCCGTGTCCAGACTGTCCATCGAAGGCTTCCTTCCGTGCGTCGAGTACCATGTTGACTGCATCACCGAGCTCACCTAAGGTCAGACCTCGAAGGATCCTGAACCGAGGGTCGCCGGTCATCTTCTGTACGATCTGCGCTACGAGCTCTCGTCGAGTCATTCGCCCATCCTGTTCGCCGGAGCGACAACTCGCTGCGTAGTGATGTTGGGATCCTGATCGATGATCCGAAGCCCAAGCATGGCGAAAAGCTCCTTGCCAGCTTCGACCTGATCACCTTCAGCGAGCGTACTCATCCACTTGGAGCCCAGGACGACTCTGCGACTACGGTCGACCTGTTTTTCGCTGAGCTGAGGTACGCCTTGGGATGCGTCCAACTGGAGCTCCTGCTCGATAGCTTCAGCGCGTCTCTGCGAGATGTGTCCGCCGATGGAGAGCTTGTTGGTCGCCTTGATACCGTGTGACCACGTCTGTCCCCTATTGGGCTTGCCCATGCGCTTCACCCCCTTGTCCTGTCTGACGTGCTGCCTGCGAGGCGATCTCCTGCATTGCGCGACTGCGCTGGTTGAACAGGACAGAGTTCACCCGTTCGTACTGGCGCGGCTCACGGTCACTCTGCGAGCGATCGCGTGCTTCTGGAACCGTTCCGTTCGGGTTGATCTGAATCACCCAGCCAGTGTTGAACCACTTGCAGCGCTTGTTCCGACAAGTACACACGATAGCCGAAACGCCAGGCTTGGCAGAGGGTCGCTTGGACCCTACCTCACCTGGCTCGTTGCACTTCGGACAGTGATTCGCTTCGTCAAACGTTGCCATCGGGGATCTCCAAGCCTTGACGCAGCAGCGCTTCGATCATATCGATGCGTTCGCTGAGATCGTGGCACTGCTGCTCAACCGCATCGAGCCGCGTTGTGCGTGTCGTTACCCTCATGGGCGAGCTCTCGAAGAGCTCTTCCGTCGGTTCACGCACCAGCAACCACTGCGAAGGTGTCGATGAACCGCCCCTTCGCAGCTGTTCGACGCAGCCCATACGTTTCAACGCCTTCAGGATCTGGGAGTAGTACGGGACGGACAAGTTCAGATCGTTGCGAATCACGTGCGTCATGAAGCCCGTCCAGATGAGCTTGCCGTCGACGACATCCGCATCACGCTTCAACGCAGCGTAGGCGTTGACGCTGTGCGTAAACAACATCTTTGGCGTATCCATATGATCACCTCCTTACTTATATTATATAGGAGTCCACACTTGACAAGCAAGGAGCAAAAAGGCTCTCCGGACACAGCTTAGCTGTGGATCCACCCGGAGAGCCTTTCTGGCACCTATCCGACCCGCCCATTATCTGAATGGACGCTTACGGGGCTGCTCAGCTCAGGTACCCTTGACCTTCACCGACTTCGTCTCGCTGACTAGGCGAAACTCGAAGGTAGTCAGCCTTACATCCCCTGGTGCGTTGGCCCGACTTGAACGGGAGAGGCTAGCACTCGTCTCTGGGGTCCGTCTCGTCTGTCGACGGTAGCTATCCGTCTACCTAGTCGAGCTATACCACCCGCAACGCTCAGGTACTCGGTAGAATAGCGGAACTAACGATCTCATTCGAGGTGAGACCAGACTACCGAGGCCCTACCAAGAGAGTGATGACTGACCCATACCTTACACCAACGGGTAATCGATGACCGACACGTCCAGCCCCTCACTCTCTGCAGATCCTGTACGCCTTAATCGAACAGGATCCGTGGGAGTAGGAGGATTTGAAGCCTCCCTGGCCTCGTGCGCA